GCCATACTGATGTTGACGGTGTCCTCTAGCACGGAGCACGAATAATTGGGTGGGAGATCCGGAGTGGCCGCCGTGTCATCAGGGATGACGGGGTTCCGGAACTCAACTGTATACTCAGCACAAAGCTGGAGTATGTCGGAAGTGTCGGGTGATCCCTCGACGCAGACGAACAGAGAACCGTAGTCATACGTCTTGATATCACCACCCGTAGGCGGTGTGTCAAGGCGCACGAACAACCAGTCGCTCGGCTCCAAGCTTATTTCGGCGCTCTTGGCAACCTGGACCGTATCGTGCGGAATGAGCCCCTCCGCTTGGCGGATAGAGCCCATCTTCCCGAGAGCGGCGTTGGTTGTGAACGACAAAACAACTTGTCCCCGCACACTGGCGGGATCGAAGGCCGTGCCCATCGGCTTTGTGTAGAACCGCATTTTGCGGACCCGATACTCTTGAAAGCCCGCGGCCATGGTGGCCAGCCAGGGAAACGTCGTGGCACTGCCCGCCTGAACCGCATACCGGTTACACGAGAATGATCCATTAGAACCTGCGACAGTCCCAATGAGCTCATCCGACGTGATCGGTTGGATTGGAGCTTGCGATGCCATGGCCGCACTGCGACCACGCTTTTCCGCTGACCCTGCATGGAGGCTTCCCCACGATGTGTCAATACCGAGATACCACTTCTTGCGGCGCCCATCCGGTTGGATCTGGCGGCTCTTCGATTTGTGATTCTGCGTCGTATGAGGACCCTTCACCGTCCCACTCTTACGTGCGGCAGCTGCCCGAGCCTTCTGGCTCTTGGTCTTGGTCATTACGATGTGTTGTGTTTCTGAAGTGAAAATACTTCGTCCGAGCGGCGGGGTAAGGTTAACTCCCTTCAACCTCCGACCCTATTATAATCCCGAGCCGGATAGTTTTACCTGTTTTGGCTGCTCACCAGCCTGCATCAACCTGCATGAGAATCTCAAAGGCAGGAGACTCAATCATGAAAGGGATGCTGGTGGCGGCAGCCAGACTTTGTGCAAAGGCGGCCTCATCGGCGCGCCCCAGCCCGTAACGAGCTGTGAAGAAGTCCCAAGTGTCTGACGCCGCCTCTTCAGGAAAGCAGTCGTCAACATGTACCTGGCGATGGAGATCAATGGGCTCGGTGAGCCTGTACCTCTCCGGCACAAGTGACATGACGGCGCGCAGATACACGCCAACAAAGGGAACGTAGTTGTACGCCCTAAAGGAATTCAAAGTTCCAGCCAAATCGCGGTGCCGGGACACGTTGCCCGGGCGCTTCAGCGTCCAACCAAGGCCAGCAATAAGCCTGCCTGGTTTAGGACACCACCACGTTTGTCCGTTGACTGGGAGAAACAGGCCGCTCAGAAAAGTCACATCCGAAACGTCCCGTGTCAATTTCAACTCCAATACATACCCGAGGTCATGCTTGAGCCTTTCAGTGATTGCAACCGCTGTCTCTGCGAGGTCCATCCCTTGAGATCGGTACTCTGCGAACAATTTATCTGTTACAAATGCAATGAAGTCAGTGCACACGGTGTTTCCAAGCGAGGTGTCCGGATCCCCAGACCGTACTCTGTAGGGATGCTCGAACTTAATACCAAGCCTAGTGCGTGCCGTTGTGTGTCGCTGGCCATTCCTGACAAGGCCCCAGATCCTTCTGGGGACGTTACCAACACCACCTACAACCCTAGTGAAGACCTCCCACTTAATCCAATGAAACAAGTAGTTCATGTGGGAATCATGCCGGCTTCCGTCGCCTTCACCCAGCAC